GCTGAAGATGGAGGTCGACAATCCTCACGGCCCGACGTGGCGCGGTTCGCCGCGCATGCAGGCTCTTCAGGTCATGGGTCGGGCTGACAAGCCCGGCAAGAAGAAGACGCTCGCGCTCTACGTCGAGTGGTTGAAGGAGCGTGGCATCGATGTCAGCGTCTAGCGACGAGCCCCTGTTCGAGGTCGTCGGTGAAGCGGTGTACGATGCCGAGACCGACAGCCTCGCACCAGCACCGCACGACGTGTACGAGTGCTGGGTGTCCGGTCACACCGACGTGGGCATTGCCGGCGGGTTCACGAAGAGAACCGACATCGCCGACATCGCGCTCTGGGTGGCAGGAGTCCTGCCCCACCTGGGCAAGCACGCTCATGTTCACATCGTCAAGCACAGGAGCGACGAGTACGTTCCGGTGAACTCGGTGCGTGTCTGATGGACGACCTGAAGAGGATCGTTCTACGTTCTGTACAGACAGTCATCAGCGATCATCTTGAAGATCGCGTCAATGACTCTCACGACTCGATCACAGGAATCGATCTCGAGATCAACGACCTGTCTCAGTCAGAAACAACCGTCAGGATCCACAGTCCGGGAGGACCTCGCTACTTCAAGGTGAAGGTCAGCGAGATGATCTGAGTTGCGGGAATCGCTAGGAGACTAGCGATCTCCCGGAGCATCAGGTATGCTCCACTAGACCCAGGGAGGTGAATATGACTGTACAACGAGACGCGGTTCCTACGTGGGCCCAAGAGACAGAGCGGATGGCATCACAGTCGCAGTTGAACTACATCCGTGATCTCGCGGGCAAGAAGGACCTAAGCGGTCTCAGAGTGGACCAGCAGCTCTGGCTCACCCAGAACCTCGAGAACGAAGAGGTCTGGTTGGCGACAACAAGCAAGATCACGTTCGCCAAGGCCAGGATCATGCTGGACAAGCTGATCCCGGCGAAGGACAAGCCACGCGCTGAACAGGAGCCGTATCTGAACCTGGGCTCGCTGGCCAAGCTGCCTCCTGGCAGATACGCCATCGAGAACGTTGACGGCGAGCTCAGGTTCTACCAGGTCTGGGAAAGCAGGGACAAGCGGGCACGACGCCTGTACGTCCAGCACTCAGACGAGACCAGTCGGCTGCCGATGCCTGCCCAGCAGGCGATCGCGCAGAAGATCCTGGACGCTGGTGTCCGCGAGTGTGCAATCCGGTACGGAATGGAGATCGGATCATGCTCGAACTGCGGACGCACGCTCACCAACGAGCTCAGTCGCCGCCTCGGCATCGGCCCTGTTTGTGGGGGCAGGATGTTCGGTGACGACGGCTGGCGCGATGAGGTCAAGACCATGCGTCAGACCATCATCGACGAGGGTGGCGATCCCGGTGAGTAAGCGAGAAACGTACGAGCAGCTCGAGACGAGCCGCGCTCGCATCGCTCACGAGAACGGACATCTTCGCAAGAGCAACAAGTACCTGTACGACAGGCTTCGCCGCCTCGAGAACAAGGTACGGACTACCATCATCGTCGGCGAGCCGTTCAACAACGATGGTCTGTACCAACTTCGACAGATGGTGCCGACGAAGCCAAGGCCGGTTCGGCGATGAAAGACACCTGCGAGATCTGCGGGTTCAAGACCAAGATGCCAGACACGTACATGCGCATCGTCACGATGCCTGGTTACAGGTCATGGCGGGGCATACCGCTCGAGGATCACACGGTGTGCTCACACTCGGCAGCCTGTCAACGTCGGCTGCTACGCAAGATGAAGTACGGCTCGTTCAGATTCATCCGGCACACAGACCTGGTGTACTTCGAACAGGTCCAGTACTGGATGAAGACCAACGTCAACCGATGGCGCTCAAGGCACAGGACGAGCGCCCACGTGTAGCTGAAGCTGAGGCTCACCGAGCCTCGGCTTGAACTACAACCACACGGGAGGAATGATGGATATCGTATTCACAATCCTCTTCATCGTGGCCCTCTTGGCCCTCATCGGCAAGATCGTTCGCGACAGAGAGGACGAACGTGGCGAGCACGACCAGGTCCTGGTTCGGAAGTACAAGACGACTGCCTCGATGCAGCGGGATCTCAACAAGCTCACCAAGCTCGGCTGGACGGCAGACCAACAGACGGCTGCTGCTGGGTTCCTCACCGGAACCAGGAGCTACACCGTCACGTACATCAGACATCAGCTATAGTTGCATAGCAGCCCACACCAGAGGCTGCTAAGTGCGCTCGGGTGTTCCTCCCTGGACCCTGGAGCGCACTTAGGAGCCTCTGGCTCTAGGGACTAGCCATACGGCTAGCAATCAGGTATCATTACCTGAGTAACCCTGCTTCACCGAGTAGACACTACCAACTGAAGGGAGCGAACATGGCACGTGAGGCAAAGATGGCGACTCCGTCGCAGATGACGAAGCTCGTCGCAGAGGTCAAGAAGAACCCCGGTGAGTCCGAGCGGTACTACTCCGAGAAGTGCGGCATCGACATGGCACTGATCGGTCGCTCGCTCTGGGCAGCCGAGGTCCAGGCGGACCCCAGCCTGAAGATCGCCGCCACTCCGGCGTCGGTCGCCAAGGCCGCCGACAAGGGCACCCTGCGCTGGCCGCGGATCGCGGCTTACGCTGGCATCTCTGTCGGTCAGGCCAAGGCACTGTACGAGCAGCACACCGGCAAGGCGGCTCCGTCGAACCTGACGAGTCGCGGTCGGCAGTTCGACGGCGTCACGCCGCAGAAGCGCACCGGCTCGTCCGGTCGGCGCGGAGCGGCGGCTGCCAAGCCGAGCGGGACCAGCGGTCGCCGGGGTGCGGCGAAGCCCACCACCGCCAAGCGCGGTGCGGCCAAGCCCGCAGCCGGCAAGCCCGCAGGTCGCCGGGGAACCCGCGCAGGCGCGGACCCCAAGTAAGACAGGCGGTCGAAGAGGTCCTCAAGATCGGCGACCCACGTGAGACTCAAGCACTCAACAGAGTCCTCGTGGGTCGCCGCATCTGGATTGAGAACTATGAGCAGAAGAATCTCGACCGTGAGACAGGGCGCGAGTACGTTTTGCCCGCTCACACGTACGACTGCCGAGTTCTCTCAATCAAGCAACTGCTACCTGCCGATCGCAGCAAGGGCAGAGAGAAACATCTCATCCAGCTGTGGACGGACCCTGGTGGCATGAGGACGCTGTCTGTCGGCAGTATCCGGCTGAAGGACCCAGGCCGGCAACGTCGTACCACCGCATGAACGCTGTAGCTGTGGCCCCGATGGGCCACGGCTAGAGCGCTCGGCGCTCTACGTTGGGTAGACCATTACCCATCGTCTTACTAGGACAATACAACCAGGGAGGGCTATGAAGACCACTATCATCGACCCGAACCCCGAGGTCGAAGAGACAGCGGTCATCAGCAGCGAGGCGCGTGCTCCGCGTCTCCTGAAGATCGCGAAGAAGCCGATGGCTTCGACATTCAGTATCACGCACAAGCTGGCGAACGACACGAAGCGTGTCGGATTCGTCATGTGTGGCGGAACCGTCGAGCAGTTCAACGACGCCTGCGACACGATGATCCGGAAGAATGCCAGGCTCGGCAACTCCAACGGCGTGTTCATTCACGCGATCGCCGGGGAGTACCGCTGGTGAGCCCACACACGCTGCTCGTCGTCGGCATCGCCTGCGGCCTGGTCGCGCTGATCTTCGCGTTCTGGCTGATCAGCCAGTCGGGCACGTGGCGAGGCTCTGACGATCACGAGCTCAACCGCCTCGCAGCACGCGAGGTCGTGAACCTGCTCATCGTCGAAGCAACAGAGAGCGATGTGGCACCCTGGGTAGATCCCAGGTACCAGGCCGCTCTTGACTACAGCATCACGATGTACCGCTCCTGCTGATTCCAGCGGCTGCCGCTCACTGAGCGGCGGTCGGTGCAATGAGCACCAGTGGAGGGAGGTTGTCGCAATGGCAAGAAAGCAGACGCAGGAGGAATATGTCAGTCAGCTTCCGCCCTTCAAGGTCACAGTCAGCAAGGATCATCCTGGCTGGCTGATCGTGGAGTGCGGTCGCGAGGACTGCGCAGATTTCTTCCTGGTCCGCAAGAGCCACTGGACTCGCAAGCTCGTTGTGAACGGGCATACCATCACGGGACGCTCGTGTCCATACTGCTTTCGGGCGGGACGAATGCCCACAAGCGGACGTCGTGCCGGTCAGGTATAATCGATCGGCTAAGACACTACCACACCGAGGAGACCATGAACAAGGCATTTGCGGAACTAAGTGCCGCAGGTGACAAGATCGAAATCAGCTTCAGGTACGATGCCGATCTCGTATCGTGCATCAAGGAAGTACCGGGAGCACGGTTTGTCCCTGCGGGAGATGGCGGTCCCATGTGGACCGTACCTCTCACCTTGGACAGCGCCCGCATGCTCAACAAGTGGATGGGACCGAGTCTCGTCCTGGGCAGGGCGTTCAAGGTCTGGGGCAAGGAAGCGGTAGGGCGTGAGAAGATGCTTCATGATCTCTCAACCATCGACGATCTGCCGGTGGACAAGCTCAAGATCGCTCAGACCATGCCCGATCTCGCCAACTGGCTGCGTGGTTACCAACGCGCGGATGTCCAGTTCCTGGCCGCTACGTCGGCTCTGAACCTGAACCAGCAGAGGCTGGGGAAGACACCAGAGACGATCGCGGCCATCTTCGAGTCGGGCGACGAAATCGCCAACGGACCGCATCTGGTCTGTGCACCGAAGACGTCGCTCAACACCGTCTGGCGCTTCGAGGTTGAACGCTGGACAGCGAAGCTGGAGAAGCCGCACGAGGTCATCACGTACTCGGGCGAGATGTCACAAGCCAGCCGTGCCGCTGCTATCGAGGAGTTCTGGAAGTGCATCGATGAGGAGTGGCCGGTCTGGTTCATCTGCACGTTCGCGACCGTTCGCGATGGCAACGAGCCCTTCATGGATCCGGCAGAGTTTCCGGACGGCTGGGCGTCGTTCACCATCGACGAGTTCCACAAGAGCGGTCTGCCGCGTGCATCGGGCAAGAAGGACATCAAGTCCAACAGCAAGTTCGCGCTGGCGGTCAAGGATGTTCCGGCTCAGCGACGCTACGCACTATCGGGCACTCCGATGGGCGGCAAGCCCATCAAGCTGTGGGGTGCGCTTCACTTCATCTACCCCAGGCAATACACGTCGAAGTGGCAGTGGGCCAAGACGTGGCTTCAGGTCAACAACAACGGCTTCGGGAACGACGTCGGCGGCATTCAGCGTGGCCGCGAGGACGAGTTCTACAAGGCCATGGCCCCATACGTCGTGAGACGGCTGCGGTCTGAGGTTCTGCCTCAGCTGCCGCCAGCGCAGTGGATCGACGTGTGGTGTGACATGACCCCGAAGCAGGAGAAGCAGTACCGGGAGTTCGCTGCCCGTGCTGAAGCCACGATCGAGGGTCTACAGCTGAACGCTCTTGGCATCCTGGCGGAGTACACGCGGTTGAAGCAGTTCGCCGATGCGTACTGCGAGCAGATGGAAGAGCGTGAGGTGACGTGCAACGCATGTGGCGGTACCGGCAAGATTGACATCGAGGGCGTAGAGCAACGCATCTGCCCTCGCTGCCTGGGTACCGGCAAGCGGAAGCATCAGCGCATCGTCCCCAGCACGGAGTCCGGCAAGCTGCCGGCGCTGATCGAGCGTCTGGCGGAGCAGGGCATCGTTGCTGGTACTGACAAGGACGATGACGCCGAGGGCGAATCGCTGGCGATCGTGGCCTCGCAGTTCAAGGAGGTCGCGGACATGGTTCACGCCTATCTGAACCACATCGGCATCAAGGCGGTGAAGATCACCGGCGACACGAAGGACGAAGAGCGGACGGTCAACCAGATGCTCTTCCGTCAGGATGGCAAGAGAATGCCTGACGACCCGCGTGTCATCGTCATGACCACCACCGCCGGTGGAGTTGCCATCACCCTGGACATGGTCGAGAACGTTCACATCCTCGACGAGACCTGGGTGCCGGATGACCAGGAGCAGTTGGCCGACCGGGCAGTCAACACCAGCCGTATGCATCAGATCGGCGTGTACGTGTACCGCAGCAAGAACACGGTCGAGCAGCAGATCGCCGAGCTCAACATCGAGAAGGGCAAGATCAACACCAACATCCTCGACATCCGTCGGCAGGGCTTCAGGGCCACGCTGGTGGAGGCCAAGGAGAAGGCTGGCGTTGGCGTATGACCATCCTCGGTGAGAAGGAGGGCGTGGGCGTCCTGGAGGTCTCCAGGGCACCCATGCCTGACACCAAGTACGAGTGCGTGATCGTCGAACTCTGGCAGGGCGATCGCGAGGACATCGCTGTCGGCGTCGACCAGTACCTGGTCGTCTTTGATGCCGATAACGTGCCCGATGAACTGCTCATCTCCAACCGTGGTTATAGCGGTTGGGAGATCAAGCGTGAGCAGCGTGACTCCGTCGTCTTCTTCCAGATCATCAAGGAGGTCAAGGCGGCGGACAAGGACGCGATCGCTCACGCGAAGTCAGACGAGCAGTTGCTCGACCCGGAGAACCGACGGTACAGCTATGGTGCCAACGCTCGCCGAGGAGAGCAGTACGAGCAGTTCCTTGCCGCCATCGATGCCCTCGGAGAGAACTACGAGGACCAGGAGGCATGGGCTGCCGTCGAAGCGTACCGAAGCGTCTTCGCGACGCTGCACGAGAAGTAGGCATGACTACAACCATACCATACGAAGGGAGTCCAGTGGCCATTGCGGCAGCAGAGCAGATTCGCTGGCGCGAGACGCCTGAGTCCTCGAACGTAGCAGCCATCGGCTGGGACGGCGAGGAGCGCATGTACGTGCGCTTCCACCACGGAGGCGTGTACCTGTACGATGGCGTCGCACGTCAGAGAGCAGTGGCTTGTTGGCGTGCTCCGAGCGTTGGAGTCTACTTCAACAAGCACATCAAGCCGAACTACCACTGCGTCAAGGTGACGTAATGCAGGTCGTGGTCTTCATACTGGCTGCTGTCATCTTCTGGCAGCTACTGAAGATCGTGAAGATCTGCTTCACAGGACTGGGCGACGAACCTGCCGCCCAGGGCGATCCGGAACCGGACGAAGCCAACCACAACGGGCATCCGCCCGCGAACGACAGCTGGTTCGGATTCGACGATCGCATGATGCAAGACGATGAGGATCCCGGCTAGGGTAGTGCCGGGGTCCTCATCCCCTTTCTCTATTTGCCTCCATTCCATCCTCCACCCCTACCTACCTCTCTCGCGCGCGACGACCCCGCGCGTGTACGCGCGTAAGGGGATTGACAAATAGAGTTTTGTTCGCGCGAGCGTGTACGCGCGGGGTCGAGGGTCCGGCACCTAGAGGCTTAGAGCCGAGGACGATCGGACTAGCGCGGGGCGATGGGTTACGGTAGGGTTCCTAGCTCGGCGGTCTAGGACCGTCGTTAGGACACTACCTACAGGGAGGTTTGTGAGTTGCCAGGCCGTCGTGGTTCATCGCCCGTTCCCCAAGTCCCGATGCTTCGGACAAGCGAGCGCACAACCGCCAAGAAGTGCGAGTGGTTGTGGGATCGCACATACAACGATCGGTTGAAGCCCTACACCGACGCGCCAGCGCTCCGCTTCGGTAGCCTCATACATCGTGCGCTCGCCGACTACTACATCGTCGGCTTGAAGCGTGGCGAGCATCCTGCCCTGGCGTTCGAGCGGCACTACGAGGCAGACATGGCCGCCAACGAAGAGATCTTTGGCATGAAGGTCGGCGACGACGAGAAGTGGGAGAACGCCTACGATCTCGGCATCGCGATGATGACCAACTACGTGGACGAGTACGGCAAGGACGAGCGGTGGGAGGTCATCGCCACCGAGATGCCGTTCCAGGTTCTGATCTACCACGAGGTGCTAGACAAGACCGCTGTCGGTGGCAGCCGCGTCGTGCCCTGGTTCTACTACGTCGGGGTCGTAGACGGCGTGTGGCGCGACCGCAACGACAAGAAGCTGTGGATCCCGGACCACAAGACCACGGGCGGGATCGGCGATAAGAACTGGAGCCACCTGGTCCTTGACGACCAGGCAGGCTCGTACTGGTCGTGGGGTGTTGACTTCCTCTACGCCAGCGGCATCCTGAAGCCCAACCAGAAGCTGGCAGGGATGCTGTACAACATCATGCGCAAGGCGATGCCCGACGAGCGTCCGAGTAAGCTGATCAAGGGCAGGCGCACCTATCTGAACAAAGACGGCACGATCAGCCTGAAGCAGCCGTCACCGTACTTCGCGCGTAAGCCCATCTTCAGAGACGAGTACGACCGCGAGCAGGTCAAGCAGCGCACGCTGGTGGACTACCGGAGGCTTGAGCTCTTCCGCAGTGGGGAGTTGGAGATCACGAAGAACCCTGGCATGTTCACCTGCCCGATGTGCAGCATGCGCGACGCCTGCGAGCTACACGAGACGGGTAGCGACTGGGTGGCGTTCATCAAGCAGACCACGAAGCCGTGGGACCCCTATGCCGAACACGAGATCTACGATGGAAGGTGATCTCCGTCCTGGTCCCAAGGATCACGAGAACTTCCCGATCGGGAACTGTCCGTCGTGTGGCTTGCAGCTTACCAAAGCGGGGCACGAGAACCGTGGCGATATGCACACGGCTGGACGTTACACCTGTATGAACCGCCAGTGCTCAGACAGGCGCTGGTTCAACCGTACCGGCGAACCGAGGTTCGGTGGCTGACGTACCGCACTTCGACTTTGACCTGAGTGCAGGCCGCGTCTTGTGTAACTTCCACCCATTGCCGTGGAAGGAGACCTGGCTAGAGCCGGGCACGCAGGTCGTTGTCATCACCTTCATTCTTGAACTGTTCAACGCGCTGATGGCGGATGCTGACTTTATCGCCAAGTGCACATTGCCAGGGGAGGATGGCGCGAGCACATCGATGGCGGCCAAGTTGATGCCGATCCCGCTTTGTTGCTGGGTCGCGGCCCACCACCCCGATGCTCTCGAGAAGGCATACAAGGACGCCGGAGTCACATCACCCGATGCCGGCGAAAGGGCGAGGAGGAACTGATGGACGACCAGCAGTTGTCAGAGGTCGGCGAGCAGCTTCGGATGCTGGCGTCGATCGCTCTTGGGCGCAAGGTTCACGCCAGCGAGGATCTCATGGTCGTGAACGCCGAGTTGCGCCAGCAGTACGAGAAGCTGCCCGATCGGGGGCAGGGAATCGTTGACCGTCTAAGGATGGGGCTGTGAAGAAGCCACCATCACGGTCAGCACCGTGCCCGAAGTGTCGTGGGCGTTGGGACGAGACCAAGGACGTCTGTACCAAGTGCCTGGTCACCGGCGCTGTGGTCGTGGGCGGCAAGAGGGTCTACCGGCGCTGGCGTAAGCGTCGTGACAACTACCTACGCGCGAGCGCTGGCCGCCGGACGTTCAAGCACGGACGGAACAACGGGCCGAAGCGCCTGAGAGTCGAGGTTTGACGTATGGTGATCTGGATTCGCAATTCTAGTTGCAGCGAAACGGGTTTCCATGCCGCGTAGACGACAACCTCAAAACGTAGTGCACCTGAGCAACAGACCGCCGACCCTGTCAGTAGTGGCACCGGCGGGTCTCAACTTCGAGAGCGTTGACACCGCTCAGGACTGGATCAGGATGCTGATCTACTGCAATCCCGGCATCGGTAAGACGAGCCTGATCGCGCAACCGAACACGCTCATTATCCGCAGCAGCATGGACCTGATCCCGGCGCGAGCGTTGAACCGTGGCGCTCATACCATCATCGCCGACACCCACGAGAAGCTGCTACAGATTCTCGAGTGGGCGCAGCACGTTGACCCGTTCCCGTACGAATGGGTCTGGTGGGACTGCATCAGCATCGCCCAAGACGTTCTGCTCGATGACGTCTGGGAGGCCGCTTGGCACAACAAGCCTCAGCGCAACTGGGTGCTTGACTCCAACGGCAGACCTACCAGTAAGCCGAACATCTCCCCGACGGGCGGCAAGGACAAGCCCGAGTATGGGACGAACGCAGACAGGATTGCCCAGTGGGTGCGCCACATGATCGGGTGCCGCCGGTTCCACTTCGGGATCACGGCCCACCCGTTCGAGGGGCAGCATCCGACCAACGACGAGGGCGGCTTTGTTCTGAAGCCGTGGATCCAGGTGCGCCAGATGCCTGAGAAGATCTGCGGCTACATGAACATGGTCGGCTTCATGGAGGTCGTAGAGGGCACAGAGACTCGACGGATCACGTTCAAGGAGTCCGACAGGTTCTATGCGAAGGATCAGTTCGATGCCTTCCTACCTGAAGGGATCGTTGACGACCCGTCGATCCCCGCCATTCAGGCGGCGGTTGAAGCAGCACGTTCCGGCAGCGCTGCGCCGCGCGGACAGCGCGGTCGGACAGCTGCACCCCGAGGAAGAAGAAGGGAGCAATAAGTGGCAAGGTTGATCGAGTACGACGTCACAGACGTAGAGGAATCTGGTGGCGGAACCGGCGTCAAGGTTCCCATCGGACTGCGGGTGGCCAAGATCGCTCTGTGCGAGCAGCGCGAGACCAAGGCCAACGGTCAGCCCGCGAACGACATCCGTCTCGGCCTGGACATGGGGCCGGAGTACGACTGGGTCTTCACCTACGTCGGCCTGGGACCCGAGTCCGACTGGAAGCTTGCGGAGTTCATCCGTGCGCTGAACCTGAAGGACAAGGGCAAGCTCGACCCGGCCAAGCAGGTCGGCAAGCTCATCCGTGTGAAGATCAACCACGGAGAGTACAACAACGAGTACGCACCCGATGCCGGCAAGCTGATGGCACCGCAGGACGGCGACGAGGTCGGCGGTCTGTCTGCATCGGCTGCTGCTGCCGGCGAGAGCAACGCTATCGACGCTGCTGTAGCCAGCCCCACAGCCGACGATGGCGGGTTCGTTGCCTCTCGCGAGGACGATCCCGAGGTCGGCAGCTACGACGATTGGGAGGAAGACGATCTGGCCGCCGAGGTCGAGGATCGTGGACTCACCCTGCCCGGTGGTCGTGGCAACAAGAAGGACAAGCTGGTCAAGGCTCTGCGCGAGGACGACAACGCAGCGTCCGATGCCGGCGACGCCGGTGGTGGTGGCGGCGACGACGCCTACGAGCCGGCATATGCGGATGGCTTCGAGCCGTCTCGCGAGAGCGACCCGGAAGTCGGCTCGTATGACGACTGGGAGGAAGACGACCTGAAGGCGGAGGTCACAGATCGTGGCCTGACCGTGCCGGGCGGTCGCGGTAGCAAGAAGGACAAGCTCATCGTCCTGCTCCGCGAGGAGGATGTGCTCGCCGATGGTGGTGGCGGTGCGGCAGATGACGCGCCGGATGCCGACAGCGGCGACGACTACGACAACTGGGAGCTCGATGCTCTCAAGAAGGAATGGGAGGAAAGGACGCTCGGCGACCTGCCCTCCTTCCGGGGCGGTGGAGCGGCTGATCGCGTGAAGGCTGCGATCGTGACTGCTCTTCGCGAAGACGACGGCGCCAACCCCTTCTCGTAGTCACATGGTTGAAGCAGGAGAGGCATTCGGAACTGACGATCTCGCTCTGGCGACAACACTCGCCTGCGCGGGGTTCAAGTATGAGCTGCGACGACTCAACAGTACCAAGGCCGCGTGGATGTTCTGTCCGCCGGAGCATCGCGAAGACGAGTTCTTCAATCTCATCACCAGCTACGAGAACCGTAGCTGCCAGGTTGAACCGTGGTCGTACACCATGGAGCTCAGCCGAGTGAAGAAGAGCCTGTTCGCGTTCCTTGATCGGTCGCATACTCGTCCGGATGCCTCTTCTGCGACAGCCGCATAGCTGATGAGCAAAGTAACAACACGTCAGATCCAGATGCTTGCGCCCTTCCTAGAGGGCACAGAGCCTACGCACCGCAACGCTGATAACACGCGTGAGTGGAACCTGCGCTGCCCGATTCACGGTGACGAGCGCCGCTCAGCTAGCCTCAACGTTGATAAGGGTGTGTTCTATTGCTTCAAGTGCGGTGGGATGCCGATCACCGCTCTCATCAGGCGCAAGGACGAGTGGGTAGAGGCCGGGCACCCCAACGGCAATGGCAAGGTCAACCTGGACGGTCAGCCGGTTGCTAAGCCTGTTCGCCCGATCAGCCAGGCGATGATTGACGGGTGGCACTCAGCCCTGATGAGTGCTCCTGGCGCATTGCAGTGGCTGAAGGAGAAGCGTGGGCTGACCGAGAAGACCGCCACGACATTCAAGATTGGCTACCAGGACGGTAGCAACTACACGATCCCGGTGTACGACGAGAACGGTGAGCTAGTCAACATCCGTTACTACAATCCAAAGCCCACAGAGGGTCGGCGGAAGATCTGGGGCGAGACCGGCTACAACGCACCACGGCTGTTCCCTATCAGCACCCTCACGTCCGGCGCGACCGAAGTCATCATCGCTGCCGGCGAGTGGGACGCGCTCTTGGCTATTCAGTACGGGTTCAACACGGTGACCCGCACGGCCGCAGAGAGCCAGTGGGACAACGCATGGGGTCCGTACTTCAAGGGCAAGCGGGTCTGGATATGCCAGGATGCCGACGAGACAGGGCAGAAGGGCAACGACAAGATCGCACGTGCCCTGGAACCTGTGGCCGAAGAGATCTTGATCTGCAAGCTGCCCTACGAGATCGTCGCCAAGAACGGTCCTGACATTACTAACCTGCTGCTTGACTTTGGGCCGACCAAGATGCAGGAGATGCTTGACTCGGCCCAGCCGTTCACCAAGGGACGACGCCGCGCGAAAGCAGAGACGAAGAGCGAGATAGAAACGGTCACCGTGCTAGACACGTTTGACTCTAAGCGCGTGGGAGAGCCCATGAAGGTGATCGTCACGATCAAGGGGCGCAAGGAGCCTGGCTACACCGTGCCCAGCAAGATCCACCTCGCATGCTCTCAGGACGCAGGGAACAAGTGCCAGGGCTGCCCGCTCAACGCGAACGAGGGCGACGCCATCATCGACGTCACTCCGGACAACCCTCTCGTGCTTGCTATGATCGGTGCCACCGCCCAGCAGCTTCAGCAGACGGTCAGCGAGGCCTACGGAATCCCTGGTGGTAGGTGCGGGCGCATGCAGCAAATGTACGAGGAGCACCAGGCCGTTGAGATCCTGTTCGGGCGTCCTGCTCTTGACTACACGGACGGTAGCGACACGACGCCGGACGCAGCGCAGTACAAGAGTATCACGGTGACGTCGGTAGGGCGGCACGATACCATGGCGAACAACACCGTCGCCGTGGTCGGTGCGCTTCACCCATCGCCGAAGGATCAGCGGAACGAGTTTCTCGCGCACGAACTGGAGTATTTGGAGACAGCCGTAGACCGCTTTGACATGGACGGCAAGATGGTGAAGCTGATGCAACGCTTCCAGGCCAAGGACGACCCGCTCAAGAAGATGGTGGAGATCAGCAAGGCGTTGAGCCAGCACGTGACCCGCATCCACGGTAGGCCTGAGATGCATGCGCTAATGGACGTGACGTTCCACAGCGTGCTCAGCTTCAACTTCGCGGGAGAAATGGTGGCGCGTGGCTGGCTTGAGAGCCTAGTCGTCGGCGACACCAGAACCGGCAAGAGCCTGGCGGCTGAACGGTTGGTGAGACACTTCGGGGGAGGTGAACTCATCAGCTGCGAGGCCGCCAGCTTTGCCGGCGTGGTCGGAGGGCTTCAACAGATGGGTGGGAAGGACTGGGCGGTGACGTGGGGAGTCATCCCACTCAACGACCGGCGACTGGTTGTGCTAGACGAGATCAGCGGTCTGACGCCTGAGGAGATTGGGCAGATGTCTGACATCCGTTCATCGGGGCAGGCCAAGCTCATCAAGATCCAGCAGGAGACAACGTGGGCGCGCACCCGGCTGCTGTGGCTAGGCAACCCGCGCAACGCGACCATGGCGAACTACACCTACGGCGTGGACGCAATCAAGCCTCTCATCGGCAACGCCGAGGACATAGCACGCTTCGACCTGGCGATGGCATGTACGCTCTTCGATGTGCCTGCCGAGACGATCAACCAACCGGCTGGTAGCGGTGAGCTACGGTACACGAGCGAAGCGTGCCACGCTATGCTGATGTGGTGCTGGACGCGCACGCCAGATCAGATACAGTTCTACAAGCAGGCGGAGCAGAAGGTGTTCGACCTAGCGAACGAGATGGGTCGTCGGTACATTGAGGATCCGCCGCTGGTACAGGCTGCCAACATCAGGATCAAGCTGGCCCGTTTGGCGGCAGCGATAGCAGCCCGCACGTTCTCGACGGACAAGGACTTCGAGAAGGTGATCGTGAAGCCTGAGCACGTCGGTGCTGCGGCCAGGCTGATGAATGTGCTCTACGGTATGCCTACGTTCGGGTACCGCGAGCGCAGCAAGGAGGTTCTAGCCGACAGGTACGCTGCCGAGCAGAACCGGGGCACGATGACGCAGTATCTGAAGGGTCGTCCGCTGCTGGCGAAGCACCTCAGGAGCCAGGGCAAGTTCCGCCGCCAGGATCTCGAGGAGCTACTCAGCATCAGCCGCGACGAGGCCAACGGCATCATCAACACCCTGTACGAAAACCGCATGGTGCGCCGGTATCTAGGCGACATCTATGTAGAACCTACACTTCACGCTCTACTTAGGGAGGTCAAGATATGAGCAAAGTTGCGGTACTCGGGTGTGGTCCGGCAGGTCTGCTGTGCGCACTCGCGGTCGAGGATTGCGGACACGACGTCACGATCCTCAGCAATAACGTGAAGTCAAACATCCCTGGCTCGGTCTACTTGCACGAGGCAGTACCGGGCGTGACCGGCGTGTACCCGGACAATCACGTACAGTACGTGCGCATGGGCACGCCGGAGGGATACGCTCGCAAGGTGTATGGTGACGCTGCCCGCAACACAGGGTGGCCGAACTTCCTGGCCGTGTATCCGTCCTGGAATGCACGCAAGGCGTACAACAAGCTGTGGATCAGGTTCGGCCCTCAAGTGCAGCACTGGCAGTACAACCACCGGACGTTTTTCGCCATCATCGCCCGGTACGACTACGTCATCAGCACACTTCCGGCGCACTCAATCTGCATCAATAACGCACACAGGTTCGACGGCGAGGAGTACTGGATCAAGACGCTGCCGACGCCGCCGATGGATGAGCGGCACGACATCGTTGTGTACAACGGACTGGCTACCGATCTCTGGTACCGCTGGTCTGTGCTAGGTGGTACGTGCTCAATCGAGAGCACGTTCGACATCTGGCCCGACGACATGAACGTGATCAAGGGCATCAAGGCACACAGCAGCAACTGCGACTGCTACCCGGAGGTTCACCGAGCGGGTAGATGGGCGGAGTGGCGGCATGGCGTGCTACTGAACGATGCCTACAAGAAGACGATGAGCATTCTCGAAGGGAGCGCAACATGAGCGACGAAGACAGGCAGTCCGTCACGTTCCAGGGCGGCGACGGCATCATCACCAGGCATGACTTCCTGGCGTACTGGGATGTGCTCCAGGAAGCGTTCGCGATCCACATCGACCGCGAGGCCATCCGCCACGGTCTGTGGAAGGACTACCCTGCCGGTGACCAGGCGGGGCAGATCAAGACAAAGGTCGATCGCGTGCTGCGGAGTCTGGAGCTGATCGAGACCATGGACCCCGAGAGCGCAGAGTTCATCGCGCAGGTCACCAACGTCGCGTCCGAGATGCTGGACATCATCAACTACGCAGTCTTCACCGTTCGGAAGATGCGGGGCGAGTGATGCCTGGTCGTAGACAGACACCAGGATCGAAGCACTTCTCTCGCGAGGAGATCGCCATCAACGGCTGGGACGAAGAGGATCTGCGTGTTGCGGAAGAGATCGTTGATGTCTCCGTGGCATTCGGGACGGCGATGTTCGTGACGGTGAATGCCACCCTAGAGCAGAAGCCGATGGCCGATGAAGCCTGGAAGCAGTTCGGTCGTCGGTTGGTGGCTGCGATGGAGGACGGCAAGCTCTAGTGGCCGACGAAGAACGCAAGAGCGTTAGCTCCGGTCACGGCGAGTGGATGACCGGCACGCCTAGCGATCGCAAGCTGATCGGGAAGGACGATCAGTTTGAGGCGCTGTCTGTTCGCGTGCCGGTGCACCGAGACGAGCACGCTCACGCCCCAATCATCATGCGGAAGGTGAAGCGGACGCGACGCCTGCCGCAGCGCACGAAGGAGATGACGTTTGCCTCGCTCCACCACCACACCACGTTCAGCTACGGGGACGGCTACGCATTGCCTAGTGCTCATTGCCGCCGGGCTGGAGAGATTGGTCTCACCGCCATGGCTGCTACAGAGCACGGGAATATCTCGTCCCATGTACAGATGGAGGCAGCTGCCAAGAAGAATGGCGTCAAGCCTCTCTTCGGCGTTGAGCTCTACACGGGAGAGCTAGGTGAGAACGCTACACAAAGGAAGAACCATCTCACCATCCTGGCCGAAGATGCCGAGGGATACCGGAACCTCCTACGGCTGGTCAGCGAGACCTACAGCGGCGGGTTCTACTACGAGCCGACGGCAGACGGCAAAATGCTTGCCAAGCACGGGGATGGACTCATCGTCCTGTCCGGATGCCAAGGCTCTGCTCTCTTCACTGCTGCCGTCGGCGGGAAACATGTGGATGAGGGTGACGCTAGTTATGGAGCAGCCCGACGGGTCGCAGGTCAGTTCAAGCGCCAGTTCGGCGACGCCTACTACATCGAAGTCCAGGCGTTCCCCGAGCTAGAGAAGACCAACCAGGCCAACCCCATGCTCGCTCGCATCGCGGAGGAACTCAGCATCCCCCTGGTCGTCACCTTTGACTGTCACTACACAGTGCCCGAGGAGAAGGAGATGCAGAAGATCCTCCACAATCTCAGGCCGGGCGAGAAGCGTAGCCTGGAAGACATGGCGCGTGAGTGGGGCTACAGCAGCAACCTCTGCCCGCCATGGACGGATCAGATGATCGTCCGCAAGCTGGTCGCTACGGGTCTGTCCAAACAGCAGGCGATCAGGGCCATACTCAACTCGCGCGAGGTCGCGGAGCGTTGTACGGTTGAGCTACCATCGCTAGAGATGGTTCGGTTCCCGGTGCCCGCAGGCTTCGAGAACGCGCTGGCCGTCTGGCGGCAGTGGATCCTTGACGGCTGGCGGTACCGTGGACTGAACAAGCTATCCGAGCCGCAGCTGTCCGAGTACAAGGCCAGGCTGAAGCACGAGATGGAAGTGATTGAGGGCAAGGACTTCATCGACTACTTCCTCGTCATCAGCGACCTGGTACGGTGGGCGAAGGACTCCGACATCGCTGTCGGCCCAGCACGCGGCAGTTCGGCAGGCTCGCTGGTTTGCTGGCTGCTCCGTATCACCGAGGTTGATCCGGTGAAGTATCCCGACCTGGTCTTTGAGCGGTTTATCGACGTCACACGAAAGGACCTGCCTGATATCGACATTGACTTCGCGTCGGACAGGCTAGAGGACGTGCGGATGTACGCTACCACCAAGTAT